GTAATCCTGTAACCATGTCCCCTGACATGGACTAAGCGCGTATGAAAAAGCTAAAATAAAAAACTAAAAAGAAAAGGTAAAAATATGCAAGTAAAATTTTTTAAGTCGAATGTGAGTTTCTTTTCACAATTTGAAACGGAAGTCAATCTTTTTTTAGCATGGCTAGAAAAAGAGAAAAAGGTTTGGGTTAATACCGAAATCAAAATTTGGGGTGATTATGTCATGATATTTGTATTTTACGAGGACGAATAATATGATTGAATTCTTTTTACCGATGGAAAAAATTCCAACAACAACTCACCAGCAAAAAAAAGTAAATGTCAGAAATGGCAAACCGGTATTCTATGAGCCGGTGGAATTGCAAAATGCAAGAGCAAAATTTGAAGGTTTGCTTGCGCGACACGTTCCCCCGGATAAAATACAAGGCGCAGTTCGTCTGACCGTTAAGTGGTGCTTCCCGATGATAAAAGGTGCACACGACGGACAATATAAAACGACAAAACCAGATACGGATAACTTACAAAAGCTATTTAAAGATTGCATGACGAAAGTCGGATATTGGAACGACGACGCTCAAGTGGCTAGTGAAATTTCTGAAAAGTTCTGGGCGAAGATTGTCGGGATCTATGTAAGAGTGGAGGAATGGAACGATGAATTATATACATTTCTTTAGCGTGGAAGTTCCGGAGTGGATGGCTAGAAGTAACCAGATGGCGCAACTAGCTGGCTTCGGTTCTGACCGGTACTGGCATTGGGTGGCGTCCTCGATTGCTGAAATTTGTAAAAAGTACAATGATAACGAGCTAGTCGTGCAGCAATTCGGACTCTTGTTTGAATGGTTAGAAGCTCAAGCGGAAGGAGCAAAAACATGAAAGAAAAAACTTATTTTGAAATTTTGGAAGAAATGGAAAAAAATAACGAATCTAAAACGCGAATTAATCTCGGCGAAAAATGTTTAAACGCCATAAAAAGATTAGAAAAAAATAAAGACATTACAGCCGTTAATAATTTAGTCAAAATCAATGACGAAAATTATGATATCTGTATCACAAGATGGAAGGGTTCAGAAAATGGGACTAGTGAAATATGACAACGAGCAAAAAAAACGCTTTCGGGAAAATCTAAAAAAATTCACAGAGGAACAAGGACTTGCGAAAACAGACTTAGCAGACAAGCTCGGGTATGCTTACAATACAGTTATTTCATGGTTCAGAGGCACACGCTTACCGAGTCAATTCGGAATCGAAACTCTTTGCGATTTTTTTAAGGTGACAGACGTCGAATTGTTGGGCTCACCGATGAAAGTCCGTACTTTTGCATATTACCGAAAAGACGAGCTAACAGCAGTCGGGACTTTACAAGAAATTGCAGATGAAACGGGAGCGAATATTCGGACGTTAAGGAGCCTGATCGCTACAACGAAAAATGAAAAGAAGACACGGGGGACGTATATCATAGAGATTGAAGATGAAACGCGTTACACGGTCGAGTTTAAACAAACTTTTACGATCGATGAAATTAAGGCGAAAAATCTCGATTGGTTACTGGATAACCCTATGGTGGAATTAAAGGAAGTGACGGAATGAATACAAAAGAACTGATTGAAAAAATCGAAGCATTACCAGCAGAAAATTATAAATACAGACCTTGGATTGACAAGAAAGTTGTACTAGGTCTAGTCAGAGAATTAGACGAACCGCAGAAAGTCGTAGTACCGCAGTTTGTTGCGGAACATATCGAATGGACAAAAGAAGAAGATTTTCATTTGCTCGGTGCAATGAACAGAGAAAATTTTGACAAAAAACTCGAAGACTGGTTTTATACAGACGACAACATGGAACTTTTCGCTCGTGCATGGTTGGATGGCTACGAGGTCGAGAAAGAGAAGCTGTATTGGGTGAAACTAAAAGCAGTAGATCAGTATCTTGTAAGTGCTAAAGATGAAAAATTCTTGGGATTTTTACAAAGCAAATTAAGAAGCAAATTCACCCGAAAAGAATTAGAAGATTTAGGCTTTGGATGGGTATTCGATTGTCCGGGAATTGAGATCGAGGAGGTGGAGTGATGAGCGATAGTGTGTTTATAGACGCATGGTCGAGATATGGTTGGACTGAAGAATGTATAGACATTGACGAAGTAGCCTATGTGGATTTTGAGAAAGGTCAGATTTGTCTTAAAGCGCATGACGCACGAATTCCACGCACAATTCAAACTACTTTAGGGACGTTATATAACGTTGAAAAGGCTTTGTTAAGAAAACGGAGGTAACGGAATGATTCCAAAATTTAGAGCGTGGCTAAAAAACGACAAAGAAATGATTGATGTTGATGAAATTCATTGGTTTAACGGAGAACTTGATATTATCGGAGATTATATTACGTTTGTACGCAAAGCCGACGAAATCGAACTCATGCAATCAACAGGACTGAAAGATAAGAACGGTAAGGAAATCTTTGAGGGGGATATAGTTAAAATGGCTAAGGATGTCTATTCTAAACCGACTTATTACGAGGTTGTAAGGCATCGAGGTGGAGCATATCGTCTTGAATCCAAACAACACGGATGTGAATTGTGGCTACGACATACTGATTGCGAGGTTGTTGGGAATATCTACGAAAACAGAGAGTTTTTGGAGGATAAATAATGAAACCTAAAAAATACCCATATTCAGGGGCTACAAAAACAAAAAAATCAACTAAAGAAGAAAAGTTAGAACTTGTGATTTTTCCAAACATAGCCATCAGAAAAGATATGCTCAAACACATTTTTTCAGTTGTCAAAAATCATGACAATACAACTATCATTTATTTAAGAATTTATAAAATTTTTGGAGCGTATGAGGAACAAAAATTTAAAGTCAATCTAAGCTACGAGGAAACTCTGAGAATTTTGAATTTGGAGGTTTAAGGATGAACCTTACGACAAATAGCACAATTGAAGACTTAATTTTAGAAATCGGAAAAATTATCGTTGAGTCTGACGGTAAAAACGATACTATGGTGCTGGATATACCTGATCAAAAATTTTACTTAGAAATTGCGGTTAAAGTAAAGGAGGTGGAGTGAATGGCGAAATTTGTTGAAATTCAATCTTGTTATAGAGGGCATATTGAGTATGAACTAGTCAATATTGACGATATTAGTCGTATTGTTTTAGGGCCTAATACTTTGTTTTTGAAAAGTCCTTCTGACTCACCACAGCGTGAATTATCTATCACTCAAAAATCAGTAGATAAACTTTTGAATGTACTGGATATAGTCGGGGAGGTAGAAGAATGAAACGCTTCTTAATTGCCTATTGCCTATTATCTACTTTCTTGCTGTTTATGCAGCGGTCGATTATAGACCAACAAGAAAAGCCCTTACTTGTTTATTATGCAGATAATCAAGGATCAGGAATAAAAGGAATTGTAAGCGAAAAGAAGAAAATAGGCAGCTTATACACGATAACAATAAATGATAATGTTTTTGTGATAAATGAACAGAAATATCAAAAAATTAAAATCGGAGACGAGGTGAAACTTTGAAAGTTTGGATTGTAAGAAAATATTTGAAGACAACTAGGATGGAATATAATCGAACGTCACCGTTTGAGGAAGTCGAATTTCAAACGAAAGAAGGAGCGATTGCTTATAGAGAATCACAAAAGAAAGGCGTCTTCGATATCTATCAAAAAGAATTTTAAAAAGCTATTAGGCTAGAAAGGTGGGAAGTTTGAGAATTGAAACACGATACGGATATTTAATAGACGCGCTTAGACGCTATCCATTCGATAAGGAAATAAAAGAACGTATCGAAGAAATTACTTTCCCGTATCAAAATTTTGACGAAAACTGGTATATCAAAAGTAAGACCGCAAAGAATACTCCCGAAGCCTTGAAAAATGTCATTATGAAAGAAAATGATCCGGAATTGATTCGACTTTATACGCTAACACAAGCGATTGAAGAATACAAGGCGGAGTGCGGGGCTACAAATTGGGAAGCAATCAAGGCTCTTTATGTGACGCGAACAAAGAACGTTGAAGGAGTGGCACTCGAGCTCTTTATGTCAAAGAATTCGGTCTATCGTCATATTATCAAACCTTTTTTTGAAGGACTAGAAAAGAAATATACAAGTGTTTTTTTAAAAAGTAGCTAAAAGTTGGGAAAAATGCACGAAAAAAGGTGATAAAATTGTATTATCAGGAGAAAAACGAAAAAAAAGTTTTTTTGAGGCGCAATAATGCGCTTCTTACGCGGGCGAAAGGTTTAATGGATTCCTTTGTATTTAATCGTTTTTGCAAACAATAGAGTAAGTGCATATCTTCCTTTGATTTAATTTTATTTTTTTAATTTATATTTTCAGGCGGTTCGATTCCGCCCGTCCGCTTAGACAAGGTTTTACCTTTATTTTACCTTGTCAAACCTTTCCATTCTTCACAAGCAGCCCTTATTACTCAGGGGCTGTTTTTGTTTTCCCAAAAATAACCGATGAAAGGGGGTGCGTTGTGATGGGATGACGGAAAAACAACAGAAATTCGCTGACGAATATATCATTTCGCTCAATGCTACACAAGCATATAAAAAGGCTTATCCGAATATCAAAAAAGACGGGGTGGCGAAGTCTGCTGGAAGTCGATTGTTAACCAATGTTGACGTAAAAGCCTATATAGATGAACAGCTTGAAAAGTTGAAGTCGGAACGTGTCGCAGATCAACAAGAGGTCCTCGAATTCTTGACGGCCGTCATGCGTGGCGAAGTGACCGAGCCCCTTTTGGTTTTGGATGGCGAAGGCACTCAAAAAGTCGTGAGCGCCGTCCCGAATGTATCAACGCGACGAAGTGCGGCGGTTGATCTTGGGAAACGATTCGGACTATTTGTCGATAAGCAAGAGATCACTCAACGGACAATTGAAATAAAAGTGGGTGAGTGGGATGACGACGACTAAACCAAGAATAAAAATAGAATTCAACTATCCAAGCCGTGTCTTCAATAAGCATATCTATGACAAACTGACCGACTATGATACATTTACCGAGGTACACTATGGCGGAGCTTCTAGTGGCAAGAGCCACGGGGTGATTCAAAAGGTCGTATTCAAGGCGTGTCAAGACTGGAAGTATCCTCGGAAGGTCCTTTTCCTTCGAAAAGTCGGGGCAACGGTTTACGACTCGATCTTTGAAGACGTGAAGCAATGTCTCGAGACTTGGAAGTTGCTCGATAAGTGCAAAGTAAATAATTCAGCATATCGGATCGAGCTTCCAAACGGGGCTCAATTTATTTTTAAAGGGTTGGATAACCCGGAAAAAATTAAGTCTATTAAAGGCATTTCAGACGTGGTGATGGAAGAGGCCTCGGAATTCACGCTTGACGATTATACACAGTTGACGCTTCGGTTACGGGATAAGAAACACAAGAAGAGACAGATCTTTTTAATGTTTAACCCCGTGTCAAAAGTCAATTGGGTATATAGCGCGTTTTTTGTCAAGACACCAAAGAATACAGTCGTCTATCAGACAACATACAAGGATAACCGCTTTCTTGATGAAGTCACAAAAGAGAATATCGAGGAGCTAGCGAGCCGGAACGAGGCTTATTACAAGATCTACGCGTTGGGTGAATTCGCGACGCTCGACAAGCTCGTATTCCCAAAGTACGAGAAGCGTCTTCTCAATCCGTCCGAGTGGGGTCACTTACCGGCCTATTTTGGGTTGGACTATGGATTCATCAATGACCCGAGCGCGTTCTTACACATCCGAATAGACGATCAGAATCGCAAGTTATACGTCGCCGAGGAATACGTCAGAAAAGGGCTTACGAACGACAAGATCGCGGAGGCTATCAAGTCCCTCGGTTATGCGAAAGAGCCGATTAGAGCTGATTCGGCTGAAAAGAAATCGAATCAAGAGCTCCGGAATTCGGGAATCCCTCGAGTCATCGACGTGCAGAAAGGACCGGGATCAGTTATGCAAGGAATCCAGTATCTCTTACAGTATGAGTGGATTGTAGATGAACGATGTGTGAAGACCATCGAAGAGCTTGAGAATTATACATGGAAAAAAGATAAGAAAACAAATGAATACATAAACGAGCCCGTCGATTCATACAACCATTGTCTGGATGCGATAAGGTATGCGATCCAAGACAAGATCACTAAATCAAAAATTAAAACATTTAAAGGGGGCTTTTAATTGTCCAAAGTCAGAATAAACAACAAGCGACTGCTGACTGTACCAGTAGACACGGAAGTGACTGCACAGATCGTAACAGAGGCAATTCGCTTGCATTTGAGTAAACTCGTACCGATCTATCGAGAAAACGAAAACTTTTATTTATCAGATCACAAGATCTTGCATAATAGAGCTAAAGATGCATGGAAGCCTGACAATCGCTTGGTCGTCAACTATGCAAAATATATCGTGGACACGTTCAACGGTTATTTCATCGGTATTCCAGTCACTGTATCGCACGACGATCAAGTGATTAGTGATTATGTCAACGATTTTAGAAAATTCAATGACATGGAAGATAGCGAGAGCGAACTTTCCAAACTGGTTGATATCTTTGGTCATGCATTTTGGTATGTGTACCAAGACGAAGATGCGAACACTAGAGTGACATACAACAGCCCGATGAACATGCTGATTGTGCATGATAACTCTGTTGCAGAGCGTCCTAAATTCGCTGTACGGTATATGATCGATGAAGAAACAGGCGCTGGTACTGGTGAGGTTGTCACTGACACAGAAACGATCTATTTCACGCTTGATAATGCTGGTGATGTGCATTTTGGTGAACGGACAAACCACATCTATTCACATCTCCCAATTATCGAAGTGATTGAGAATGAAGAGCGTCGTGGAATCTTCGAGAGTGTGAAGACATTACTTGACGCACTTAATAAAGCAGTGAGTGAAAAAGCGAATGATGTTGATTATTTCGCAGATGCTTACTTGAAGATCATCGGCATGGAACTAGATGACGAAGTAAGCTCAAGCATCCGTGACAATCGTGTATTTAATCTATGGGGCGAAAGTGGCAGTCAGTTAGATGTTGACTTCTTGCAGAAACCAAATGCAGACCAGACGCAAGAGAATCTTATCGTGTTGTTGCGTGATGCAATCTTTAACATTTCGATGGTTGCCAATCTATCAGACAAAGACTTTGGTAATAGTTCTGGTACAGCCCTTGCTTATAAGCTCCAAGCAATGGACAATCTTGCTAAATCAAAAGACCGCAAGATGCAGTCTGGATTTAATCGATTGTATGAAGTTGTTTTATCTGTTCCAACTACGCAAGTGCCAGCAGATGCATGGTCTGAACTTAATTACAAGTTTACTCGTAACGTGCCTAAGAACACGCTAGAAGAAGCGCAGATTGTAAGTCAATTAAATGGCCAAGTTTCAGACGAAACAAAACTCTCTGTATTGTCTATTGTCCAAGATCCAAAAGAAGAACTTGAACGCATGGAAGAGGAAAGCAAGAAAGACAGCGCACTGTATCAGCAAATGGCTCTGAATGAGCGTATGAGCGATCTTGCAATCAACAAGGATGCAGAAGAAGGCGACAAAGAAAAGGACGGTGTAGAGGATGACAGAAACCGTCAGACAGAATAGTTATTGGCGCAACCGAATCGAGTTAGAGCAACATGCAGCAATCAAGCGTGATGAAGATTATGCAATCGAATTGAAGAAGATGCATGATTACTATTTCAACGAGATTGAGAAGGAAATCAGGACATTTGTTGGTCGGTACGCTGAAAAGAATGGGAACATCCCCTATGCAGAGGTTATCGCAAGACTTGATGCGATGGATGTTGCTGCTTTTGCCGAAAAGGCCAAACGATATGTGGAAGAGAAAGACTTTGGTGTGATAGCTAACAGAGAACTTGCTATCTACAACCTCAAAATGCGAGTATCAAGACTCGAAGCGTTGAAACAAGAACTTGATTTGCAAATGATTGCTCTTGCGAACGAGGAAGAAAAGAAGACCGAGAAGTTTTTGAAAGAAGAATACTTGCAAGGCCTAAGAAGTCAAGCTGGTATTTTGGGAGTTGCAGAAGGTTCTACATTATCGACTGCGATGAATCAGGCCATAGATCGCAACTTCAACGGTGCAACTTGGTCAAGTCGTATCTGGGAGCGTCAAAATGCTCTTCGAGACATAGTCAAGAAAGCAACTGCAGACTTGCTCATTCTCGGAAAAAATCCAACACAAATCATTCCAAAGCTACGGAAAGAATTTGGTGTATCTGCCTATCAAGCGAAACGATTGGCAGTGACAGAAGGCTCACGAGTAGCGATGGCAGCACAAAAAGAAATTTTAGAATCGCAAGATTACGATGAATACGAGTACATCGCAGAGCCGAGTGCTTGCAAGATATGCGCTCCGTTTGATGGCAAGATCTTCAAAGTGTCAGAAATGGAATCTGGGCGCAACTGCGCTCCGATGCATCCATTTTGTCGGTGTAGTGTTGCTGCTCATTATTCTGGCTTCGGTGAAAAAGTTAAACAGCAAACCAAAGCTGTTGATGAAGTAGAAAAAGAGGAAACTCACAGCTTCGGAGATTCTTTTGGAAAAGGTTTAGATTTAGCACAAAAAACATTACAAAACTTTGTTGACAACGCTGAAAAGTGGTATAATAATCACATAGAAAGCAGACTGACCCCAGAGGAAATTGAATTTTCTAGCCATGTGCTGAAAAAGGTTATTGACAACAGTGCATATTCAATGCGCTTTAAGTCTGCAAACATTGACAAACTGATAGAATCCGGAAAATTCATGAATCAGTTTGAAACTGGTACAAGCGGCGGGACTATTAACACGAAATACAGAAGACAAGCCACAAATCAATTGTTTGGTTTGTCTGGCAAACGCTTGAAGAAGTCCGAATTTGAAAAGTATGGCTACTTTGGGAACAAGGATGCTATCAAAGATTACACCCACAACTCGACAAGCTGGGGCGGTGTTGGTCAATATGGTGATGTTATCATCCACTTTGCAAAAGACAAGGTAGCGAATAAGACAACGTTCACAGTAAACAACAGCCTTGGCCCTGCGGTCTATCAAGAACTTGTTGCAGACAATCCAAACAGACCGAATTTGGTTGGTATCGATAAAGAGTTGCTAAAAGAAACGGTAGATTTACTCAAAACTGGCAAAATTGAAACACCAGAAGAAGCGAGCAAGGCTCTTGGTGTCCGTTATTTAGAAACTCAATATCATGGTGAAATAGGAGTATCTGATATTTCTAGCATGTACTTCACAAATAACAAACCAAGCGTTGAGCAAATCCATTCATTGAAGGAATTTGGTATTAACTTGTATGTGAAAGAAGGTGATCAATTTGTTAAAATTGAATAAAATCATCGGTATCGATGAATCAAAGAATAATGTGTTGGTCACTCTTGAAGATGGCCGAAGTGCATTGATCGATAAAGAAAGAAAAGGTTTTGTTGTTGAAATCCTTTTAGATTCTTTTTATAAGTGGATGTCTTTTCCAAACAAACCAACTGCAGAAGATCGAGCAGAAGTTGTTGAAATCTTGACAAATCCAAAAGGGTTTGCGTTTGGCCCTCTGGCAGAACGCTATCTCACAGATGAAAAACTAAAGCACAAATTTGATGCTATGAAGAAAGAAGCGGGATACGCTTATTAAATACATAAAAAAGTCGTAGTAATACGGCTTTTTTTGTTGCCAAAAATGCAGAAAGAGAGGAGCGCCTTGAATATTTGGAACATAGTATCAGTCACTGGAGGGGTTGTCTGTTTATTCCTTATCCTCTTATTTGGATATGCGATGACAATCGGCCTACTGTCAGGGATTGACGAGGTTAAACGCAAACACAGAGATTGAGAGGTGATCCAACATCTTGACAAGCAGGAATAGACTGCTATTTTATCGCATAACACAACCAGTCGAAAGGCTGGTTTTTATTTTGTCCAAGCATTGAAGACTTAAAAAGCTATGGAATACAAGACAGTCGGGGACGACTTAAAAAATAGGAGGTTCGCATGAACAAAGAAACAGAAGTAGTCGAAACGGTTGAAGATGTTGAAAAGGTAACGGCCGAACCAGAAGAACATCAAGAAGAACCGAAAGACGAAAAGAAGTACACGGACGCAGATGTTGATAAGATCATCAACAAGAAATTTGCAAAGTGGAAAGAAGAAGCTGAAAAAGCTGAGAAAGAAGCTGAGAAGTTGCGCAAGATGAACGCTGAACAGAAGGCAGAGTATGAAGCTCAAAAACAAGCTGAACGCATTGCTGAACTAGAAGCACAACTCAATCGCAACGGACTCGAAAAAGAGGCTTCTAAGATGCTATTTGAAGCTGGAATCACAGCTGATGAAACAGTGCTTGACTTCGTTGTACGAAACAATGCAGAAGACACACAACAGTCAGTACAGTCGCTCATTGGTCTTGTAAATACCCTTGCAGAAGCGAAGGTACAAACAATGCTAGTTGGTAAGACACCAACCAAGCAAGAAGAAACTGGTCAAGGGATCACCAAGGAACAATTCCGCAAGATGGGCTATCAAAGCCGTAATGAACTGTTCCAAACGAACCCAGAACTATATAACCAATTGAAAGGATAATTATTTATGCCAGAAGGAATCACTAAGAAAGCTACTATGGTAGTGCCAGAAGTCATGGCTGACATGGTCTCAGCTAAATTGCCTAAACTAATCAAATTCACCCCGCTCGCTTATGTCGACAATACACTTGTAGGACAGCCGGGCGACAAGATCACTGTACCAAAATGGGAATACGCTGGAGATGCAACAGAAGTTGTAGAAGGTGTAGCAATCACTTTGGATCAATTGACTACTAAAAAGTCTGAAATGACAATCAAAAAGGCTGCAAAAGGGTACGAAATCACAGACGAAGCCCTTCTCTCAGGTCTTGGAGATCCAATCGGACAAGCAGTATATCAAGCATCCCTTGCCCTTGCTAACAAGATTGATAACGACCTTGTAGAAGCTGCAAAAGGTGCAGTCCAAAAAGTAGCCGAAACAGCAACTACTGTTGATAACTTGCAAAAAGCCCTTGATATCTTCGAAGACGAAGACGATGCTTCTTATGTTGCCTTGGTCAACCCTGCAGACGCTGCTGCTCTTCGTAAAGATGCAGCTCAAAACTGGACTAAAGGCTCAGAGCTTGGTGCAGAAACAATCGTGAACGGAACATTCGGTGAAGTGCTTGGTGTTCAGATCGTTCGTACTAACAAAGTAGAAAAAGGCAAAGGCTTCCTCGTGAAAGTCTCTGCTGATGCTACTGATACAGACGATGTGAACAAATACGGTGCATTCGTCATTGCATTGAAACGTGATGTAATGGTTGAAACTGACCGTGACATCTTGAAGAAAGCAACTGTCATTACTGCAGACAAACACTATGGAACATATCTCTATGATCCATCACGAGTTGTTAAATTCGGTGAATCGTAATTTTAAAAGGGGGTGACAACGTGAGCATGCTACTACGTTATCACTATCAACAGAGCGAACCAGTCGAACCAGAAACGGTTGAAGAACCAGAAACGGTTGAAGATGTCGCTTTGGATGATATGACGCTAAAAGATTTGAAATCTTTAGCTAAAGAAGCTGGTGTCGAAGGCTATTCTACGCTTGCTAAAGCTGAATTACTCGATGCATTGAAAGGATGATTTGATTATGTCGTACATCGATAAAGTAAAGGTGCTGTTGAATATCGAGGACGACTTGCAGGACAAGATGCTTGGTTTAATCGAGGAGATGACCACTCAGCATTTTACTGCTTATACTGGAGATTTTGGGGTACCAGAGAAATTCGATTACATGATTATTGAAATCATGATTGAACGATTCAACCGTATTGGGTCAGAAGGTTACTCTAAAAAGATGCTCGAAGGCTTGACTCTTGAATTTAATCAAGATGATTTTGCCCGATTTAACAAGATCTTGAAACGTGAGTACCCATCTATCCTTGAAAATCGAGGATTTAAGATGCTATGAGAGAAAGCGAACGTGTTGAACTCGTATTTCAGTCTGAAAAGCCTAAATATGATCCAGAATTAGGACGAATGAGCAACGCAGAACCTATTAATAAGGTATTGCCTTGCTTTATTTCTGAATTAGGACTGGAATTGAAAGTTAAACTGCTTGAAAAAGTCGATGTAGATGCCAAAGTATTGCGTTTCAATCACCTTATAAATGGCCCTATATCGTCCGTTGTCATCGCTAACAAGCGATACAAGGTTATCAGTCGAAAGAATCCAGAGCGACGCTCTACGGTCTTGTATGTAGCCGAGGTGATGGGTTGAAGTTTGGGTTTGATATAAACGATGGAGGGGCAACCCTCTTTTTTGAACAAGCAGTTAATTTCGACGCAAACGAGATCTTGAAAGATCATGGCTCACGCTTACACAGACGAGCAGTAAGAAATGCTGTCTTCACTCGTGGATATTCTACGGGTGCTACAAGACAGTCTATACATCTTACTGTTGGCCGTGATGAAGCCAGAGTGAAAGCTGGTACAGATTATTCTGGTTATGTTGAAGTAGGAACACGCAAGATGGAAGCTCAACCATACATGGGGCCAGCATTGGAAGAAACCATTCCAGAGTTTGTTGCAGATTTAGAGAAAGGAATGACAGGTAAATGAAACAGCCAGATCAACAATTATTTGACGAGATTTACAAGCGTATTTCTTTGCTTGGCTATGATATTTATCTAGCTCTCCCTGATATGTCTGCAAAATACCCATTTTGTGTGATGGGTGATACGCATTTAATGCCAAACCCTACCAAATCGGGGTTGATTGGTCTAGTAAGCACAAGAGTGCATGTATGGGACGACATCAACAATCGTAGACGCTTGTCAGAAATAATCTACAAGATCCAAAACGAATTAAGCAAGATCAATCGCATCGAGAACAGAAGCTGGTCAATGGGCCTCTCAAGTAATAGTCAAATCATTAAAGACAACAGCACAGAAGAAACTCTCTTCCATGCAGTCATTGACATGGAATTTAAATTTGTTTAAACGAAAGGAAAAACTAAATGGTATTAGAACCACAAAAAGGTAAAGATCGGATTTTGATGTTTCGCAAAAAAGGCGACAAAACTGCTGCAGCAAAACTTGCTTTGCAAACAGAACACAAATGGGAATATGAACGCAAAACAGACAGCACCAAGACAAAAGATGGTGCTATTTCTGCTGCTGGTGGATTGGAAGTTACACTCTCAATCGAAGCGGTTGCGTCTCGTGACGAATTGAATAACATGCTTAAAAACTCTGTAATCGAAGGTTATGAGTTGGAAGTATGGGACATCGACCTCAAGGGCGAAAAACAAGGTGCTAAATACCCTGCGTTATATGCCATCGGTAAATTGAGCAAGTGGGAAGTACCTGCGAACGTTGAAGATCTCATCACTTTGTCAACTGAAATGGCAATCGACGGTAAACCAGTAGCAGGATATGCAACACTCACTGCTGAACAAGAAGCAGAAGTGCTTTACGCATTCACTGACACAACTGCTATTGGGTAAGTAGCAATAACTACGAGGGCGAAAGCCCTCTTTTATTTTTACTAAAAAACACAAAGAAAAGGAAAAATCATAATGAAAACATTGACAATTAACGAACGTGAACACGAATTATCTTTTGGTATCGCATTTATCCGTGAACTTGACAAGAAGTTCTGCTCTAACGTGAATGGAATGAATTTCGGAGCTGGTGTCCGTTCTGCGGTTGTGTATCTCTTGGACGGAAACCCAACAATCTTGGTTGACATCATTCAGGCCGCAACTATCACCAATTGGAGCAAACTATCTGAAAAGGATATTGAGAAATGGCTTGAAGAACAAGATGATCTCGATGTTGTCTTCGATGATTTTTTAACATGTTTCAAGACCTCAAAACTGACCAAGAAGACAACGATGGCGATCGTGGAAGCGGTGGAACAAGCCTAAAGAAAACCACGGTCGAACTCACTTCTGAACAGACTTATGAAGATCTGATGGCAACTATCTTTGCTTTTTTTGGCATCACAGACTATGTGACCGCACAACGCATGACGCTGAAAGAATTCAACATCAGACAACGTGCAAGAGACATGCAGATGTTAGACGAAGAGAAGAGAGTATATTTACTTGCTTTTCAAATAAGACAAGCGCAAGCGAGCAAGGAAGATGGAAGATATATCTTTGAGAAGTTCGAAGACTTTTACAATGAAGAAGAGCGACGCAGAACAGTCTTGAATAGATCACAAGGCCCTGCGGTTAATCAAGAACTGATTGAAATCGCCAAAAGACTTCAAAGGAGGCGAAAGGAAGGAGGTATAGATGGCTGATAAGTCCTTTAAAGTAGAAGCTGTGCTGAAAGCCACTGATGCAGGATATTTTGCTACGATGCAAAAAGCAGGCTCTGCAATCGAAAATTTCACGCAAAAGGCTAGTAAAGCTGGATCTAATATTTTTGGATCACTTAAAGAAGTCGGCAAGGGCATGACGATTGCAGGGGCAGCAACTACTGCAATGGGTGTGAAGGCAGTTAAAGGCTTCGGAGACTTTGAAGCATCACTCAACAAGGCAGCTATCGTAGCTGGTGGAACATCCAAGGACATTGCAGGACTTGCAGATGTTGCCAATAAGATGGGTAAAGACTTGCCACTCTCTGCGCAAGATGCGGCAAATGCGATGATTACCATGGCCCAAAACGGTGCAAGCCTTGAAACTATTAAGAAGATTTTCCCAGCAATCGCACAAGCAGCAACTGCCTCTGGTGCTGACTTGATTACAACCGCTGGTGTTGTGCAACAATCTATGAATGTTTGGGGTGATAGTATCGGCTCTGCAGAACAAGCTGCAGCGGTTCTTACCCAAACAGCAAACGTGTCAAATGCCTCAATCGAAAACATGGAACAAGCCTTGTCAAACGTGGCAAGTTCCTCTCGGTTGATGGGTGTAGATATGAAAGATGCATCCACTGCGATTGGTCTGATTACCAACACGGGTATGTCTGCAGCACAGGCATCGCAAGACTTGAACCATGCTATGTTGAAGATGGCAGCACCATCTGAAAAAGCGCAGAAACTGATGAACAATCTTGGTTTAAGTTACACTGATGCAGCTGGAAACATGAAACCATTTAAGCAGATCTTGACCGAGGTGAATGACAAAATCAAAGATATGTCGCAAGCTGAGAAGGCTGCAACATTGAAGACCTTGTTTGATACATCAGGGATGCAAGCTATCAGCCCATTGCTTGATAGTATTTCCAACAAAACCAAAGATGCCACTAAATCATGGGATGCTGCTAGAGGATCGCTCGAAGAAGTATCTCGCTCACAAGGTGATGCTGCAGCTTGGTTGTCTCAACAGGCGGCTGACATGCAAAACAACGTAGGCTCTAAACTTGAACAAGTTGGAGGTTCGTGGGAGTCCTTGCGAAATAAGGTGATGGCATCTAACAAAGGGATGCTCACAGGCTTATTATCCGGGACATCAAAAACCATTGAGTGGGCTACAGAGAGCGACAACGCAGTTGCCAAGGTGATCCGTGGATTTGTCGGCATGTCGCCAGTGGTAGGCCCGGCAATGACTGCGGTCGGCACAACGATGATGCAGACTAAAAATATTGTGTCTGGTCTCGGTTCTGCTTTTAGCATTTTAAAAGTAGCAATGACGAATCCGTGGACTTATGTGATCGTCGGACTTGCCCTTGTCATTAAATACTTCGTAGATTTATACAAGAGTAGCGAGACATTCAGGAATAAGGTTAATGCAGTAGTTAAATCGGTTCAATCTGCATTTTCAGGCTTAATGTCGAAGATGCAACCAGTTATCAATGGTATTAAGAAGGTATTTGGTAATATTCCAAATGCCGGAGGCCTTGCGACTGCTATTGGTGGTGCTGGGCTTGCTCTCGGCGGACTATTTGCATTGTTAAAAGGCAATCCATTCAGTGGTTTCTTCAACAAGGCCAAGGCATCGACAAGTGCTGTAGAGAGGACTTTCCGACAATCTAATGGAGTAATCAAGCAAATCTTCACAGGGCTTGGAGAAGGCCTTAAAACTGCACTATCTGGTGTTGCGATTGCTGCAAAAGGCATCGGTTCTGGTCTTGCGACTGCGTTCAGAGGTATTGGTCAAGCACTAGCGATGGCTAATCCAGCGAATATCCTCGCATTATCTGTTGCGATTTTAGCAGTAGGTGCTGCAATGGCTCTCGCTGGGATGCAAGGCGCAGGGATTGCTCAAATCCTTCAAGGAATTGGCAGTGTAGTCGAATCTGTCGGACGAGCATTTGCCACAGTAGCAACTGCTATTATTGGTGCATTTGCTCAAGCTATTGTAACAGTAGCTCCTGCAATTCAAGCGTTTGTTCCAGTTATTAAGGCCGTTGGTTCTGCGATCGCAGAAATCATTACTGCTGTAGGTGGTGTTGCCCCTCAATTAGCAATTTTAGTCAATGCATTCGGCACATCATTCAGCGCTATTGTCCAAGCAGTGGGTTCTGCAGTTCAACAAATCGCATCTGGTATCTCTCAGATTGTGACTGCATTTGCTCCTATTGTGCAAACTATCGGAAACACAATAGTCCAAGTGGCTCAAATTATCATGACAAACTTACCGCCGGTCTTACAAGCGGTAACCCCACTTGTAGAAGTTCTTGGCAAGGTCTTCACGACCACAGCGCAGATCATTGCGGATGCGGTTGTGCGAATCGTCCAAGTGCTACAACCAGTTATGCCAGCAGTCGCACAGATTGCGCAAGCAGTCGGACAAGCAGTAACTTCCATTGTCCAGGCATTTTCTAGCATTGTTGGACAAATCGCACCAATCATCAACAGTCTTGCGAATCTATTTACAAGCGTAGGTAACGCAATCAAGACTGCTTTGAGTCCTATTACTCCAATTCTTCGAGAATTCGGCAATGTGGTCAGGTCTGTTTTTGATGGCGCATCAAATGTTATTCGTGCATTTGGTGATGCAGTTAAAAGTATTTTAGACGGTGTTTCTGGTGTTATCAAATCCATTGGGCAAGCCATCAAAGACGCTGGTGAAGGGTTCAAACGATTTGGCCAAGGTGTCAAACTTGCAGGAGACCACGGTCTACAAGCGGCCGCAGGTATCGGTGCGGTTGCTGCGGCAGTTCTTGGACTCGGTGCAGCTTCTGCTGGTGGTAACTTAAATGGATTCCGTGCCGATTTGGACAAGTTGGACACGGTAATGTTTAAGATTAGTGGACGAAATGTAGGTTCTATCTTTACTCAGATGGCGTCTGGTATGCGTTCTGCAGCTTCTGCGGTTAATCTACTTGCCTCTGGCTTGCCAAAAGTAGCGACTGCAATGCAGACGATTGGGCCTGCTGCAACAGCGTCATCTAGTGCTATTCGTGCATTCGGCACAGGATTCCAACAAATGTCATCTGCAGTAACTCAATCTGCTGTGATGTTCACGATGCTAAACAATCAGTTTACTCAATTCAATTCTGGAATCACTTCTGCTACAGCATCATTAAGTGGTTTCAATGCTGCACTGAATATTATTCGGTCAGGATTCACAGCTATCACAACTGCGATTACAGCATTTGTTACACAATTAACTAGTGCTGGAAGCAGTGTAAGAAATATCCAAACCACTCTGTCACAATTAGGATCATCTATGACGCAATCTGCGTCTGGATTTTCTCAACTTGGCAACGCTATGCAAACAGCAATGTCGCAAGTTGTGACTGCAGTCAACACTGGTATGCAACAAGCAAGATCTGCTTTGACTACTGGATTCACAAGCATGGGTTCAGCCGCTTCAACCTCTATGAACACGGTGGTGATGGCAGTAACCAACGCAATGATGCTTGCTAATCAAGCAGTGACACAAGGTGCGATGCAGATTAGAACTACAATCAGCACCACGATGTCATCTGTTGGCACAGCGATGTCGTCAGCAATGAATGGCATTGTCACTGTAATCTCAATGTCATTCCAACGCATGACCATGACAATCAGTATGTCTATGATGCAAGCTAGTATGGCAATCCAATCAGGTATGTCACGCATGACCGCAACAATGACATCTAGTGGCAATCAAATGTCTCAAATCGCACAGAGAACTGGACAACAGATCTCTCAAAATATCACTAATGGCGTCAGAAATGGTGTCGGCAGTGCTAGAGGTGCGATGCAATCGATGGTGCATGCAATACAAGCTGTCGGAATGGGTGCTATCGGGACAATGCAATACGTCGGAAACATGATTGGCCAAGGCTTGGCGCAAGGTATGTACTCTGCTCTGGGGGCAGTTACTGCTGCAGCAAATGCGCTTGTCGCACAAGCTGAGCGTGCTGCACAGGCAAAAGCTAGAATCCACAGTCCATCACGGTTGTTCCGTGATAACATCGGTAAATTCTTAGCTCTCGGTGTGGCAGATGGTATCGACCGCAATGCATCAGAAGTATCAAAATCAATGGAGAATTTGATTGACGATGCATCGCAATATACTGCAAGTAACCCTCTTGGCTCTGGATTTGACTACAACGGAGTGGTCAACCATGAAATCAAAGAGGCAGATGGCCAAAACAAACCAATGCAATTAACTCTTGAATTGGGCGGTCGTGCATTCTCTGCATTTGTAGAGGATATCACTACTGCACAAGGCAAGAAAGAGCGTATCAGATTAAAGACAAGCCCTCTATAAAATGAGGGCTTTGCTTTTTTAAAAATGTAGAAAGGGGGAAAAATGTATAATTTCACAGATACAAACGAGATTTTGAAAAGCTATGAAATGGGCATCCAGACGACATTCAACGGTAAAACACTAGAGCGTGAGCTTACAAATGCAAATGGAGCATTTCAGACCGTCATGATTTCTGGCCGTGGTGTCGTAGACCAAGAGCATCAGACTGTTGATGTAACTGGTCGCGATGGGAAAGTGTTCAGGCGTAAGTCTTACAAAGAGCGTGAAATTGAAATCACTGCTCTGATCTCTGGAGTTAATAACTCTGCTTTTCGTTTACAATTCGAAAAACTGAACGAGTTGCTAGATACGGATGTGCCAAGTGATTTGATTTTTGGTGACGAGCCAGACCGAATTTACAAGGCACAGTTTGAATCTGCGGATATTCCAGACGAGGAAAGCAACCAGCAAATCATTAAATTGAAAATGATCTGCTATGATCCGAAAAAACTCACGAACAAGAAGACTGTTACTGGCAATCAAGTCAATTATGCAGGGAGCAAAGAGACATTCCCTAAAATTTCCTTTATGGTTGGTGTCAATGTCAATGAAATCAATCTCTTACATGTCGAACAGCAGAAGTACATTCGATTGAAGGGTACATACACTCAGGGAAATCGCATTGAAATTGACATGAAGGAACGCACAATCAAGTTGAATGGCAGAAATGAGCTTAAAAATTTCGACATGGTGAACAGCAGATTTTTCTCTTTGAAGAAGGGGGCTAATACATTAAGATTGACCCCAGCAAGTCAAATGACGATTGAATTCAGCGAGGTGTATCAATGATTTATTTATTTAATAATAAAGAAGAATTGATCCACATCATCAAAGAACAAGATCTAATCGAATTTACTCATAAAATTGAAATCAACACATTCGATGCTGCAGAATTTGAATTGCCTATCGAGGCGATTGATAAAGACATCATCGAACAGATGCGATTCTTTGGCTTCTTCGTGCGAGGTCATCAATTTGGGGTGTTTAAAGCCTACGAAGTGACAATGGATGATAATTACATCATCAAAGGTCTCGACCGTGCAGAGAGTGACTTGCGGACTGTCCGAATTATTAAGGATAAGCGATTGCAGAGTGTCACTGCAGACCAAGCCTTGAACGTAGCATTGGAAGGCACGGGCTACCAGTTAGGCGAAAGAGAAGGCCTTACCAAAGTAAACAAGACAAACTTTTACTATATCAGCCCTCGTGAGGCTCTTGTGAAAATCATCGAGGCTTTTAACTGCGAATTCCGTGTGCGGTATGAGTTTGTAGAAAACAAGATCATCAATCGCTACATTGATTTGTATCATAGACAAGGGTCATACTCTGGTGTCCAATTCGAGTACGGAAACAACGCTCTTGAAGTTACGATGGAAGAGGACTCTGATAATATCATTACCGCTCTTATCGGTCGTGGTAAGGGTGAGGAATCGACAGACACGGAGGGTAATGCGACTGGTGGATATGGTCGAAGGATTGAGTTTACCGATATCGTTTGGACGAAAGCGAGTGGCAAGCCTATTGACAAACCCGCTGGGCAAAATTACATCGTATTGAATGACGACATTGAGAATAAAGGGCTATACCAAAATGGCGAGTTAAAACATCGTTGGGGTGTATTCGTTGATGAAGAAATTGAGGACAAGGAAGTCCTACTTCAAGCAACATATCAGGAGCTTTTAAAGTTCAACAACCCAATCCGTAAGTACAAGGCAAGAATCTTGGATCTACGAGATGACGTTTGGCTTGGAGATCGTGTCGCATTCGTCAAAGATTCTGCGAAACTATCGTTTGAAGCCCGTATCTTTTCGATCGAGATTGACAAACTCAATTTTGACCAGTCAGAAGTAGAACTCGGTGATTATGAGACTCTAAAGAGTCGGTCACAAAGTAGCTCTCTCAATGCTATCAAGGAAGCTGTCAGAGAGTTATCAGAAGAGCAAGAGGCCTACAATCGCAAAGTCCAAGAGCTGATCGATAACAAGAACGCAGAAATTGCTGAAAAAATGCGTGTGATGCGTCTTGATATGGATAATGGTATTGAAGATGCCAAAAACAAGGCTGAGGTGCTTAAGAAAGAAGTGACCGATTCTGTTAATAGCAAATTTGCCGATTTTGATAGGTCATTTAATACACAGATTGACTCGCAGAAAGAGAGAATACAAGCTATTAATGAACTTGCTAACAATGCGAACCAGGTAGCAGCAGGAGCATCGTGGAGTGGTCAAAAGGCTATCGAGTATGCTCTTAGTGTTAAAGATTTGGCCGATCACAATTTTACAACTGTCAGAAATCTAAGCGATAAGATTGATTTGCTTGCAACTAAGCAGGAACTTGACCCTATTACTGAGAGACTAAGGCTTACTGAAAGTCAAATCGAGCTGCAGGCTGGTCAGATAACTGAGAAGTTATCACGGACGGAAGTAGATCGCTTGATTGATGGCAAAGGCTTTCAAAATGCTGTTCAAGTCCAAAATCTCGTCAAGAAATCGGTTGACGGATTTCAACAGACTATTTCCAGGGTTGAAAATAAGCTAAGAGACGTTATTCGTAATGACAACCTTCTGCAAAATTCTTCAGTTATTCCAGGCGGCAATGGTCTAGAAGGTACCTGGCAGCTGAACAACTCAGGCGGCAATGGTAAGACTGAAGTGATAGCACTCACAGGTGCACCGCATACTGCTATTAAGAAGGGTATTCGAGTTGTAGGAAATACGAACGGCGGGAATAAGGATATCTCACAAGGTATTAACTTAGTTGTCGGTGAGAAATACACCATATCTTGCTGGGCCAGAGTATCTAGCAATAGTACGAGTCAAAACGTTAATTTGATAACGCGTTCGTGGACAACCAACGACAGAAATCGTGTTTTGTTCAAGAGTATTTCAAACAAAGACTGGGTTCGATATCAATTCACATTCACGGCTGATGCTGCCTATAACTCAATCCAATTTGGACAGAATGGCAATGGTAGCATTGAAATCTGTGGGATGAAGCTTGAAAAAGGTGATCGTGCTACAGATTATGATGTTTCAAATTCAGAAATTGTCAGTATCGTCGAATTTAACGATGTAGTCGATACAGTTAAGAGCCACACGCAGACAATTCAGAGACAGAACGAATCTATATCACAAGTTATCCAGACTGCTGATGGCCTGGTCAGTCGTGTATCTAATTTCTTGGATGATTTTAACCTTGTCTACGATCCTACGAATGTTAGCAAGTGGAAGAAAAAGCAACCCGAAGCTAATATTGTAGAAGTGCAGGCTTCAACAAAATTATTGAGAATTACCAATTCAGGCAATACTAACAATGTTTATCGTGGTTTTGCATTACCAATTACGACCTCAAGTTTTACCAAAGACGAAAAACTTAGCTATCGAATTGAAGTATGGGTAGATGTGTTACCAGACGCACCTCTTGGTATCGAATTGTGGAGCGATAACACTGTTATCGCTTCTGATCGTGTGACTTTTTCAAAAACTGGAAAGCAGGTCATCACTGGTACAATGACAGTCAATAAGACGACAACTAATTCAAGAGACTACCCTCTTGAATTTTGGCTATTGAAGAATGGTACTGTAGCAATCGGAAAGGTATCTCTCATCCGTGGAGATAGACCACCTAATAAATTCACGGACAATACATCTACACAGGATATTGCCACGCAGACACAAGTCAGCCAGCTTGCTGGTTCGTATGCTATTAAGAACCTTAATAGCGCTGGTGACCTCATCAATGGAATCAATATCGCTGCAGACGGTAACAATCGAATTGATGGCCGTCTAACTCATATTACCGGCCAAACACTGATTGACAAAGCGGTTATCAAGTCCGCAATGGTTGATAAATTGAAGACAGGGAATTTTGAATCTGGATCTGTCACAACTCAAATCCTTGCATCAAACGCAGTTACTGCCGATAAATTGCTTGTTGATTCTGCTATGATCAATAAACTTGTATCAAACCAAGCATTTATCAAAGAGCTATTTACTCAAAGAGCCACAATCACTCAAATCCAGTCCATTGATATTACTGGCGAGCACGTCAGAGGCGGTAGAATTACATCGTTAAATGGAACGACAAACTTTGACTTACAAACGGGATGGATTGATATGAACGAGAATGCGGTTGGTATTCGAAATCAGTTCGGAAACAAACCTATCCAATACCTTGTTTTTGGTGAAGGTGCTATTGGAAATAAACCCGGAACATACACAGCCTTAATGTCAAACTCAAATAAGAGGGTGGCAATGGATGACGGAAGTGCCGGTATCCAAATTTGGAACACGAACGATAATACAACAGCCGTGAACATTTATGGTGACATGGTCGAGTTTATGTACAATGCGACAGATCCGAAATCAATCGCAATAGATACGGTTACTAATGTCATTTGGAATATCGAGGATATTATACTTTCAAGCTATGGAAATTACGGGTTGAAAGCTATATTAAATGACATTTACCGAAATATCAGGCAACTCCACGATGTGACCGTTAACCGTGTCACTTACGATTGGACAACGATCGGGCCGAGATAGAAAGGACACTATGAACACACAAGACAAAATCATCAACGAATTAGCAGTTAAAATCGCTAATCTAACAGTGGAAGTAGCGACTTTTAAAGTGCTATACAACGAAACGCAAGAAAACGCAATGCAACTAGCACAAGAAGTTGAAAGCTATCGCTCAGTCCTAGAGTCTGACAAAGACTTGAAGGAACTATTTGAAGAAATCAAGAACAAAAACGAGGTAACTAAATAATGGATTACAAAGTACAATTTAAATCATACGATGCAGTAGCTAACACAACCAAGGTAGCAATCAAGCAAGACTTCCCATATCGAGTATTTGAAGAAATTTTGCCAACAAATCGCACAAATGAAGACGATGCAACACTGGTTGAAGCAGTATTGAACATCGTGCGCATGGAATTGGACACGTCTGGCGCAGTCGTGGCAATCAAGAAGGAGCTTGACAAGTCTGTTGAAGCTAACAAGGATGCCATCGCTAAGATCCAAGAATTGACCAAAGAAAAAGAAGCAATGACACAACAAATCCAAAGCATCAAGTCAGTGGCCGATTGGTCGGTGTTGGCTCGTGTGACAGATACAGAGAATCCACTTGACCCAACTCTCTATGCTCGTGGATTGGAATTGGTAGAAACTGGCCAAATTGGCAAAGAATACAAGGCACATGATATCTTTGTTGTCAACAATCCAAATCACATCGCTAAATATGGCGAAGGCACTCGTGTATTGGTACAAGTCAACAACGATTTCACCTACAATGGCGAATCTGTGGAAGAACTAGAAGGTAAATTGTCACAAGATGGCAAGTTGGCAGTTTGGAAATGGGAACTTCCAAAGGAAAACAAGCCAGTACAACCAAGTGGAAATCTTGAAACAGAACCAGTAGCAGCACCTCAACCACTAATTTAAACAGAAAGGTTGGTGGTCGATTTATGGTACATTTCACGCCAGAAGATGTCTCAATGATGATCGGATTCATCGGGATTCTTCTTGGTATCTATGGCAATTTCAAGGGCAATATCGTGGCGCAGGAGAAACGTATGGTCATTATCGAAAAAGATATCGAGACCATGCGCGACTTTCGTCTAACAGCAGTAAGACGACTTGATAACCACGATGAACAGAATAAGTCTCTACTCATCCTCGCAGAGCAGGTCAAAGCCTTGAGCGAGGACATGAAAGAGTTGAAGGCTCTAATTCAAAGTAAAAATAATTAAGAGGTAACACTATGAAAATTAACTGGACTGTACGTTTGAAAAACAAAAACTTTTGGCTGGCTCTTGTACCAGCTCTTGCTTTGCTCTTCCAGGCTTTTGCTGATATCTTTGGCATCAAGTTAGAGTTCGGCCAAACTGTTGATAAAATCTTGGTATTTGTCAATGTGCTATTTGCAGTCTTTGTTTTGGTCGGTGTCGTCAACGACCCTACAACAACAGGTCTAAGCGATAGTACACGAGCGCTCGAGTACGAAGAGCCAAATGATGATTAAGAAGGCTGCTCTTAAAGCAACAATCTTTTTACTAGCCACTGCCTATTTTTGGGCGGTGGCTTTTGATTTAAAGGAGAAATAAAATGAGTAAAATTGAATCAAGCATTGCTCGCATGCGCCACTTGCAGTCAATCCCTGTGCATTACGACATGGGTGACCGCTACGGAAACGATGCAGACGGTGATGGACGCATTGAATTTGACTGCTCGTCAGCAGTAAGCTATGCGCTTGAAATCAGCCTAAACAACAACACAGAGACACTTCAACAAGTACTCCCAACAATCGGCTATCCTAAAATCTTCGATGCAGTAGATGGTACATTTGATGCTAAATATGGTGACGTGGTGATCTGGGCACCACGAGATGGGTCTAGCTCTCTCGGTTCATTCGGGCATATCCTAATCATGACGAGCGACAGCACTGCAATCCACTGCAATTACGGCATGGACGGAGTGACCGAAAACGACTACAACTATATCTGGAATCTCAATGGTCGTCCTCGTGAGATCGTATTCCGTTACAATGGGACACCCGTGCAAGCTCCTGCGCAAAGTGCATTTGACAAAGAGCTGGATGTAAACACTCGTCTCACGGTATCAGATAAACCTTACTATGAAGGCACATTGACTGTTGATTACTATGTAGAGGCAGGGCCTCGCATTGATAGTCAGGACAAAGAGTTTATCGCTGCGGGAACACGAGTGCGTGTGTACGAAAAACTAAATGGATGGTCACGAATCAACCACCCAGCAAGTTCTCAATGGGTTGAAGATAAATATCTGGATGATTGCACAGATATGTAATAGAAGGAGGATTTAATGGCATTATTAAATTCTACGAATCTAAAGCAATTCGAAGGAGGGGCAATCGTCAAGCAAGGCGATTCTGCCTCTCTTTTCGGTTATGAGCTGTTGGATGAGAATATGCGTCCAATTAGTGATCTAAATGGCAAAAATGCCACAATCAGGATCTTCAATCAAAAAGGAAAGGCCACGTTTGAAAGTAAAGTGGATAAGTCCAGAGTTGCTTTCAAAATCGGAAAGGCATTGCCAATAGGATCATATCTTGTCGAAGTTGTTTGTGATGGCTATATTTTCCCAAGTGACAGAAGCGCTCGGTTAGAGGTTACGAAATCTGCAGAAGAGTTTACAACAGAAGAAGTTCTTTCGCTTGTAAGAAACGATGTCAAAACAGAAATCGACAAGTACATCGCAGAACATCCAAATGGCCCGCAATCTGAAGATTTACCAGACCTAACTGTACTATACAATCTTGCTAAAATTTGAAAGGATAAGGAATGACTTTAAACACAGAAAGACTAACCAAATTCGCCCAAACAGTCGGGGCAGATATCAAGGACATTAAGGCTCAGCTTGCTAACAAGGCTGAAAAATCTGAAATCGGTCAAGGTGGCATTACACAGCAACAATTAGAGACTGCTATCGCTGGAGTTAAGACTGCAATTTTAGGTGAGGGCGTACCAGAAGATCTTGACACGCTGAAAGAGATCGCTGAAAAAATCAAGGCTGGTGAAAACCCAGACAGTGCGATTGTTTCTAAAATGACTGAATTGGGTCAAAAATTCACCGACCTTGAAACTACTGACTTCGTACAGATTTATACCACGGCAAAGAACAGTCTCTAAAGGAGGCGCTAGATGGATAAATTAAAAGAAGCTATCAAGCTGATAGGCCGTGATATCGGAAATATCGATACCCTCATTGATACCAAGCTAAAAAACGGCGGTGACCCATATGTTACACGGTCTAAAATTTCAACAGTGGACACAAGTCAGTTCGCTTACAAGAATGACTTGGAAGAACTCAAACGCAAAGTCGGAACGAGCGGAAACACGACCACGGAACTAAAAGGGCAAGGTTTTCCTTATGCTCTTGATGCTGAAATTGGAGTGACTTACATCGATACCACGGCAAAAAACGGGGCGTTTAAATGGATCAAGAAGCGCGCTGGCGCTGGTCGTGATAACTGGGTTATCTTGGCCGGTGATACGGGCAAGGTGCGAGCAAGAAATATAAATTCTACTCTCGGTGCGTCATATATGGAATTTCGACGTATTAACTCAACTGTGGAGATCAATTTCGGAGGTCTTTCGTGGGGTTGGTTTGGTATCAAACGTAGAGGATCGGCTGGATATGTCCCTCAAGGTTCTGACCGTGAGCGAAACGTGGTTATTATAAACGTTAATGGTATCCCTGTTGGCTTTCGTCCTACAGGCTCTAAAATCGGTATGATTACCAATGACAAAGGCCAACGGCTGGGCACTTGGTATCTCGGTGGGTCTGGTGACGGAAACCAATTCCGTCTGCAATTCGACGACCCCGTCCCTACTGATAGGGACATTGGGGACATCCGCTTCTCTAGCGTGGTATATATCACAGACGACCCGTGGCCGGAAACTTTATAAGACAATTTAACCCTCCCGATTTGGGAGGGCTTTTTTTGTTGCGCAGTTTTGTTGACGTCAACAAAGTGCTCTACAATGGTTTTTTTCCTGAAACTAGTTCCAGAATGAAAAAATCTTTAATTATTTTCATAAAAATACTTGACGTACGTAAAGTATAATGCTATAATTAAGTCAAGATAAAGGAAAAGAGGAAATCAAAATGAAAAAGGAACTTACAACACAAGAACAAATTGCCTTAGCAAAAGAAATCTTAGAAGTAAAAAACCGCAGAGATCGTTCTATTAAACTTGGCGAAATCTTAACTCGTGAAAAACTATCATCAGATGATGCTTATACATTGTACAACACTCTTTTAAAAGCTATGGAAGTATACGGTGATAGAATTGGTTTTGATAGCAATGATTTGCAAGAAATGGCTCTTACGATCCTTGTTCTCGAAAAGGTTGATGAAAATAGAAATAATAATGTAGCTTAGAGAGGGGATAACCTCCCCTCGATTGTTAAAAAAAGAAAAGAGGAAAACGAAATGATTAAATGGACAGGCAAGAGCACAGATAAACGCTGGATCAAAACAGTTGAAGCTGAAACATATTATGAATTATTAGAAACTTTAGTCGATAAGGACTATATTGGAGATTATATTGACAGCGATTCACAACTATTCCACGAGTTGGCTTATATATCACCAGCCGTTGCGGATTTAGAAGATCGCTTGAATGATGAAGATCAAGCGGAACAAGCGCTTGTTGATCTCGAAAACTTTGACTGGGGCCGTGAAGTCTTTGAAAAATTAACAGATGAACAATTCGCGACAGCTATCGCAGGTTGTACCAGTCAAGCATATTATCAAGAGTTCGAGGTGGTTGAATGATTATCAACACAGAACGTGTCAGAATGGTCTTGTTAAACAAGGCCATCTCTGGCTATGCCCTTTGGAAAGCGACTGGAATTTCAGAGGGGTCTATCTCAAAATTGAGGAATGGAAAGAAACGCTTTGAAGATTTATCACTTGACACTATCATGAAGATACAAGCGTGGATTGACGCTGGCAACTACACGTTTAGCTACGACTATAGCGAGTTACTTGACGAACTGACCGCAGACATTGAAGAAGGTCTAACTGGTAAATATCTCTATGTCGTTCGAGGCGAGTATAACGAAATCATGGAAAAACGCATGATTATCGACTACTACTATACACCAGATGAGATTGAAGAGAGAGACCTCGCTGAGAAGATGTTGACTGAAGCGGTAGTAGAAGAAATGGAAAGAGATAGCAGTATATTTTAAGAACCACTCATAACGAGTGGTTTTTGTGTTTATAACGGCAATTTCCCGAATTGTCTATTGTAACGGACAAAATAAAAAGGGGCAAAAAGGGGGCAAAAGGTGAAAACTTTTGTATTTTTATGGTAAAAGTTATATGTAGTTAACTACGTATTAAGCCTTGTTTTACAAAGGTTTTATCTTATTATGATTTATGAGTTATACTGCCAGCGTATCCGTACAGTACGTTAATCTAATTAAATGAACAAACCTTGTTCTCTAAGTGTAAAATCTTGGAGACAAGGTTTTTTTAGACCAAGTTTCTGACAATTTAGGAATGTGGGCCTTTTTTATTGTCTAATAAAATGGTATAATGGAATGAACTGAAAGGGGGGATAGGA